TCATTTCCAGCTTTTGTGAAAGGGATGCGGCTAACGTATGAAATTCTTCGTCTGTTTCTACTGGTATTGGCACAAACTTGACTCCAATTTGAGCAAGGCTATGTGCCATCTCAATGCTCGTTCTTAACTCAACAGGAGATGCTTTGTGCATACAGCCCCTCGTTTATTATTTATCTCCTCAGCCAGCCGCTGTGCTTTCAGAGGATTTCGGATAACAGGAAGGCCGGGAAATACCCAGCCTCGCTTTGTAACGGAGTAGACGAAAGTGATCGCGCCTACCCGGATATTATCGTGAGGATGCTTCATCGCCATTGCTCCCCAAATACAAAACCAATTTCAGCCAGTGCCACGTCCATTTTTTCGATGAACTCCGGCACCATCTCGTCAAAATTCGCCATGTACTTTTCATTCCGCTCAATCACGACATAATGCAGGCCTTCACGCTTCATACGCGGGTCATAGTTGGCAAAGTACCAGGCATCTTTTCGCGTCACCCACATGCTGTACTGCACCTGGGCCATGTAAGCCGACTTTATGGCCTCGAAACCACCGAGCCGGAACTTCATGAAATCCCGGGAGGTAAACGGGCATTTCAGCTCAAGGCCGTTGCCGTCACTGCATAAACCATCCGGAGAGCAGGCGGTACGCATACTTTCGTCGCGATAGATGATCGGGGATTCAGTAACATTCACGCCGGAAGTAAACTCAAACAGGGCTCTGGCGTCGTTCTCGTACTGTTTTCCCCAGGCCAGCGCCTTAGCGTTAACTTCCGGAGCCACACCGGTGCAAACCTCGGCAAGCAGGGTGTGGAAGTAGGACATTTTCATGTCAGGCCATTTCTTTCCGGAGCGGGGTTTTGCTATCACATTGTGAACCTCTGAAGCGGTGATGACGCCGAGCCGTAATTTGTGCCACGCATCATCCCCCTGTTCGACAGCTCTCACGTCGATCCCGGTACGCTGCAGTATAATGTCCGGTGTCATGCTGCCACCTTCTGCTCAGTGGCTTTCTGTTTCAGGAATCCAAGAGCTTTCACTGCTTCGGCCTGTGTCAGTTCTGACGATGCGCGAATGTCGCGGCGAAATATCTGGGAACAGAGCGGCAATAAGTCGTCATCCCATGTTTTATCCAGGGCAATCAGCAGAGTGTTAATCTCCTGCATGGTTTCATCGTTAACCGGAGTGATGTCGCGTTCCGGCTGACGTTCTGCAGTGTATGCGGTATTTTCGACAATGCGCTCGGCTTCATCCTTGTCATAGATACCAGCAAATCCGAAGGCCAGACGGGCACACTGAATCATGGCTTTATGACGTAACATCCGTTTGGGATGCGACTGCCACGGCCCCGTGATTTCTCTGCCTTCGCGGGTTTTGAATGGTTCGCGGCGGCATTCATCCATCCACTCGGTAACGCAGATCGGATGATTACGGTCCTTGCGGTAAATCCGGCATGTGCAGGATTCATTGTCCTGCTCAAAGTCCATGCCATCAAACTGCTGGTTTTCATTGATGATGCGGGACCAGCCATCAACGCCCACCACCGGAACGATGCCGTTCTGCTTATCAGGGAAGGCGTAAATTTCTTTCGTCCACGGATTAAGGCCGTACTGGTTGGCGACGATCAACAATGCGATGAACTGCGCATCGCTGGCATCACCTTTAAATGCCGTCTGGCGAAGAGTGGTGATCAGTTCCTGTGGGTCGACAGAATCCATGCCGACACGTTCAGCCAGCTTCCCAGCCAGCGTTGCGAGTGCTGTACTCATCCGTTTTATACCTCTGAATCAATATCAACCTGATGGTGAGCAATGGTTTCAACCATGTACCGGATGTGTTCTGCCATGCGCTCCTGAAACTCAACATCGTCATCAAACGCACGGGTAATGGCTTTTTTGCTGGCCCCGTGGCGTTGCAAATGATCGATGCATAGCGATTCAAACAGGTGCTGGGGCAGGCCTTTTTCCATGTCGTCTGCCAGTTCTGCCTCTTTCTCTTCACGGGCGATCTGCTGGTAGTGACGCGCCCAGCTCTGAGCCTCAAGACGATCCTGAATGTAATAAGCGTTCATGGCTGAACTCCTGAAATAGCTGTGAAAATATCGCCCGCGAAATGCCAGGCTGATTAGGAAAACAGGAAAGGGGGTTAGTGAATGCTTTTGCTTGCTCTCAGTTTCAGCATTAATATCCATTTTTTATAAGCGTCGACGGCTTCACGAAACATCTTTTCATCGCCAATAAAAGTGGCGATAGTGAATTTAGTCTGGATAGCCATAAGTGTTTGATCCATTCTTTGGGACTCCTGGCTGATTAAGTATGTCGATAAGGCGTTTCCATCCGTCACGTAATTTACGGGTGATTCGTTCAAGTAAAGATTCGGAAGGGCAGCCAGCAACAGGCCACCCTGCAATGGCATATTGCATGGTGTGCTCCTTATTTATACATAACGAAAAACGCCTCGAGTGAAGCGTTATTGGTATGCGGTAAAACCGCACTCAGGCGGCCTTGATAGTCATATCATCTGAATCAAATATTCCTGATGTATCGATATCGGTAATTCTTATTCCTTCACTACCATCCATTGGAGGCCATCCTTCCTGACCATTTCCATCATCCCAGTCGAACTCACAAACAACACCATATGCATTTAAGTCTTTCGAAATTGCTATAAGCAGAGCATGTTGCGCCAGCATGATTAATACAGCATTTAATAAAGAGCCGTGTTTATTTAGTCGGTATTCAGAGTCTGACCAGAAATTATTAATCTGGTGAAGTTTTTCCTCTGTCATTACGTCATGGTCGATTTCAATTTCTATTGATGCTTTCCAGTCGTAATCAATGATGTATTTTTTGATGTTTGACATCTGTTCATATCCTCACAGAAAAAAATCGCCCTCACATCGGAGGGCAAAGAAGATTTCCAATAATCAGAACAAGTCGGCTCCTGTTTAGTTACGAGCGACATTGCTCCGTGTATTCACTCGTTGGAATGAATACACAGTGCAGTGTTTATTCTGTTGTTTATGCCAAAAATAAAGGACGATTATGCGGCCTGAAATTACTTAACCAATGATGCTGCATATTCGATAAGGTAAAGTTTTGGGGCCAGCCAAATTTTTAACCAAGTCATATTGGTTACTACACCAATAATAAAAATCCCCCACAGAGTCAAAACTCCAACCAATGGCATGATAAGAAGGTTAATATCTCCTTTGCTATCCCAAACCATTGTCGGCCTGTATTTGGGATTTCCCCTCTCCCATGAGTATCCTTCATCACCGATTTTACCTGTCTCAACTCTTTGGCACTGCTTCTTCATAAACCAGAAAACCAGTGGGATTGTTAGAATGGCTATTAATGTTTTAATCAGACTGTCAACCATATTCCATAGCAGCAACTGATGAACAACATCAGGAATCTGTGCTTGGCTAAATGAAACAGCAGCATCTATTCCATTGCTGGCTTTTTGCAGTAGTTCTACGAGAATCTTGTTTGCTTGTTCTTCCATATATCACCTTGATTGTAATAAGCATGAAATTATTTACGGACAAAAATAAAGGCCACCATCAGGCAGCCTTGTAGTTCTGTTTACCAAGTTCTCTGGCAATCATTGTCGTCGTTCGTATTGTCCACACCATTGATTTTTATCAATAGTCGTAGTCATACGGATAGTCCTGGTATTGTTCCATCACATCCTGAGGATGCTCTTCGAACTCTTCAAATTCTTCTTCCATATCTCACCTCAAATAAGTGGTTTGCTGCGAAAGTAAATACGCTTAAGTTACCTGTTATTTATCCCACCAAGTTCCGTATCTATCTATCCAGTTACACCAGTCATCGACACTCCATTTTGTTGTGTCGCATTTTGGCAACTGGCATGAATATCTACCTTCTTTGTAAAGTCGGCGTTTGACTTTCTTGAGCATGGCTCACCTCAATCGTAATAAGCTGGAATTGATTTTCCGCGTTGCTTCTGGCGGCCTGAGCAGGTAACCCTCATTTCACTGCGTGGCTTGCGGTAGTAAATTAGATTTGTTCAGACAATAAAAAACCCACCGAAGTGGGCTATGACCATTTTTTATTTGGATTTCGTTGGTGAGCGTGATTAACAACTCTGTGCATTACATCCTCATATTTTTCATCTTCAATTTTTTCGACATCGCGAGGAAATGGTGTTGCTAATGCTTTGTCAACTTTGTCCATTGGTTCTTCATTAATCTTATATTCAGGACCGTCATCTATAGCATTAAATCCAGGTGTTACACCGTTTTTTAATGCATATGCTATCCTTTTTTCCCATCTCGCTATTCTCCTCCTGTCTCGAGATGTAAGACCTCTATCAGATACTTTTCTGTTTTGTCCGCGGTCAGGATTAACATAAATAGTCTTTTTCACCATAAGCATACTCAATAAGCACCGTACGGTAGTTTACTGTACAATTTTATTTTTTGGACTGCATGTATTTTGTTTCCTAACGGGTTTGAATCTTTGTAATAAATACTTCTATTTTTTCGAACGACTTCTTCTTTCTTCTTGCAGCAAAGGCTTCCTAGTGATGCTGCTTTGTCTGCTCTGACGCAACCAGAGAGCTTTAGCGCAATTTTTCGCGCCAGTGCTTCATTACTGCGTCGCTCGGCAATAAGTTCTGCTCTGCGAGCTTTGTAGCGGCTTTTTGCCGTACCTTTGGATTCTTTCCAGACAATGGTTACCATGATGGTCTCCTTTAAGTGGCTTTGGCGCATGACGCGTCGAGGTGCTTATCTTCTCGATCGCTGTCTTGCAGCTGCAATTCGCGCCATCCCCAAAACCACTCAAGTTCTGGTCTCAACGGTTAGGTTGAGAGTCCGTCGATGTTAAAGAGCCTGCCAATCTGTTCCGTTTGGCTTCCAGCGTCCTGCTGATGGCTTAAATTTAAGACTTCTTAATTTATTGGTCAAGTGCATTTTTGAAGAAAACTTAATTTTATGGGCGTGAATTTAGTTTGTCTTTGATTTTTAACGGGAAATAAAAAAGGGGCGAAAGCCCCTTAAGGAAGGTTTGCTAGCTTGGCATCAACGACAACGCCAATGATTTTACAGTTCCCATTGATTTCAATCATTGGGTATTGTGGATTGAGTGGTTTCAGGAATTTTCTACCGGCATCAATAACTAACTTTTTGAATGTCGCCTCGTTTTCTCCTTCAAGTTTGGCGACTACCAGCTTTCCATTACGTGGTTCGACTTCTGGGTCGACGAGAATAATCATCCCCTCAGGAATACTCAGTCCTGCCGGGGCAGTCATTGAATCGCCTTTAACGTCGAGCCAAAAAGAGTCTTCAGAACAATCTACCGTTGTGTCGTACCAGTTATCTATTGCACGCCTATGATATGGCTCTACAGCTTCCATCCAACATCCTGCGCTTACCCAACTAATTAGAGGATACGAACCTCTTGGATCATGCCTGCTGTGATAGGCAATGTTTGAAAGACTATCCTCTCCTTTCAACAGGTAATCAGGGGAGCACTGCAAAGCCTTGGCTAAGGCCAATAGGTTTTCGCCATTGGGCTCAGTTTCAGATCGCTCCCATTGGGAAATAGCAACATTAGACACGCCAACCATCTTGCCAAGGGCAGCCTGCCTAATCTTGAGTTCTTTTCTGCGAGCGCGAATACGCTCACCCATCAGTTGTGTATTCATAGTTAAGACATCTTAAATAAACTTGACTTAAGATTCCTTTGGTGGATAATTTAAGTGTTCTTTAATTTCGGAGCGAGTCTATGTACAAAAAAGATGTTATTGACCACTTCGGAACCCAGCGTGCTGTTGCTAAAGCACTAGGCATTAGCGATGCAGCAGTCTCTCAGTGGAAAGAAGTTATGGGACTTGGTTTTAAGCTGGTGGTGGTCTGCGATGACAACACACAGGATTATCCCACGAAAACTGATCTGGGCGGCCTCAGTCATTTACTGGTATCAACGGAGTAAGCATGTCACAGAACTGGATGAGACATTTCGAGCTGCAGCTTGTGGACGGGAACGGTCAGGGAATTGAGCTAAGTGATTTCAAAGTCACCTTTACGATCGACTGGTTCAACATCAGCAGCGCGTCCCGGGTAGGGACTATCAAAATTTATAACCTCTCGGCAGATACTGTGAACCGAATCACCGGGCAGGAATTTTCGAAAGTGCGTCTGATTGCCGGTTACGACGGTATCGCGCCGGAGGTGTCAGCAAGCGACGTAGGGACCGTGCGGGAAGTTGACGCGGCGGACGTGGGCCAGAGAGATGGCCGCAACTACGGACTGATTTTCAGCGGTGAAATTCGCTACTCGGTCACAGGAAAAGACAGTCCGGTTGATTCCTACGTCCTGATTCAGGCAGCAGATACTGATCTGGCTTTTGCCACCAGTATAACCTCACAGACGCTGGCTGCCGGTTACACGGTCGCTGATGTGAACCGTGCGCTGATGAAAGACTTCGAAGCCAAAGGTGCGACCGAAGGCCTGACGCCTGAAATGCCTGCTACTGTATTCCCCCGGGGGCGGGTGCTCTTTGGCATGACGCGGCATCTAATGGATAACGTAGCCGGGCAATGTGGCGCAACATGGCAATTCGTGGATGGTCAGCGCCAGATGGTGGTGAATAATGAATATGTTCACGAAGCGATTGTGCTCAACAGCGCTACCGGGCTTATTGGCATGCCGCAGCAGACCATCGGCAACGGCGTAAACGTCCGCGCGCTTATTAATCCGAACATCCGGGTTAATGGGCTCATTCAACTGGATCAGGCTTCCGTGTATCGTACCGCCTTGTCGAACAACGATATTGCGATGGCTGGTGGTCAGATCACCGACCAGAACACGGATGGAAATATCACGCTAAGCGGCACCACATCGCAGCCTGCCAGCATCGCAACGGATGGCGTTTATATTGTGCGCGGGATTATGTACACTGGCGACACAAGGGGCCAGGCGTGGTACATGGATATGATGTGCGAAGCGCGTGGCGCGGCGGATCTGTATACGCGATCGGCTTTGCAAAGGGGATGAGCAATGAGGGGTATTATTTTTCTGTTAGCTGTCTTTTCTGCGTGCAGCGCGTGGGCGGATGGCTTCACGGTTAAATGCGGTGGCTACACTATGGTTGCAAACCAGGGCGAGTTATCGACTATCAACGGTGAAAGAGTTACCTCTCAAAAAATCACCGAACTGGGTACCAATGGTTTGAAAGTAGACATGGGGCTTATGCCTGCCAAAGACGGTAACAACTACGGCTTTGAATACATTCGTCGCCCTGGTACCGAAACGCGATTCCTGAATGTCCAGCTTCTGCAGAACAGCATGGATGCGCCGAAAATCATCGGATCTTTCCCTTGTAAAAAAGTGGCTGGGTGAAGGTAACCTGAAATTCGTAACGCCTGAAAAACAACAAAATGTGCTCTAAAAACTGTTGTTTTTTGAGACGAGCGATTACACTGCACTGACTTTTTGATGGTGGATTGCCATCGATATGCTACTTCATTAAAGCCAGGAATAACTAAAACATGAGTTTAGCGCAGCCAAAATCAGGAGAACTGTTAGATCTTCTGACTCCTTCATTAACTAAGGGTGAAAACCTTCTGAGTGAGTTTGAAATCCATCGAATCATTCGTGAAGCGAAGAAACTACCTGAACGTTATCAGGGGCTATCAATTGAAGGCTTAGCTAAGCTTGTTCTTGGTGAAATAGATGAAGGATGTTCACTCTGTGAGCGGGGGTTGAGAATAGCGCCTAACGATCCAGTTTCTTTTTGTAACTATACGATTGCGCTGCGTAACTTAGGTTTGCATGCTCGCCAGTATGTGATGATTCAGAAAGCATCTGATTCACTTAATCCAACGATATTGGCTGAGGTTGCTACAATTTCTGCATACTGGGTTGATATCGATTTGCTTGAAAAGGTGATGCCGATGCTAACTGCAATGGAAGTACCGCGCCCTGAAGATATGGGCAAATGGTATGACACGCTCAATTATCTGCATACCCAAAAAGATCATGCTCAGGAGCTAAAAACTATTGGGCGGCTCATGATGAACGTTGCAGAAAAGTACCGCGCTCGTCTTGCTGGCGCTCATGCTTTTTATGTAATGTCAGAACTTGATACGCTGTTCGTTGAAGTCAAAACAGACGATCCAGTGCTTCTTTCGCAGATGAATAATGCCTTGGCTGATGAGATTATTATTGCGGGGCTTGCGGATTCAGAATGCGTCGGATGCTTTGAAGCCGGGGAACTCTAATGTCGGTTGAGCATACCTGTTTTCTTGAATTGGCTAAGCATTCCCTGGCTCTAAACGGTGAGATGTGGACGAGAAATGCTATTAGCCGAGCATACTATGGTATGTACCATTCCGCCTTACGGATCACCAACAATCTGGTACCGACCGCTACACAAGATGGTGAAAAACTAAAAGGTGGAGTTCACATGCGAGTCTATACGGCCTTTTGTAGTGGTGAGGCAGCTGCACTTAACGATGTTGATGTTAACGCAGTAAAGAAAATCGGCGTTAAACTGAAAATGACGCATGCCCAACGTGTTAATTCTGATTACAAGCTTGAGCGGAAAATCAACCGGATTACCGCGAGAAGTGTAATTCTGGATGCGGAAGAGGTCGATGCAATCGTTAATCAATTACTGAAGATTGGTGATGACTCGTTAACTGCATAAGCTGAAATTTCTCAAAATTCAAACCCGCCACTTGGCGGGTTTTTTGCTTTCTGGAGCCTACTAAATGGCAGTATCTGACCAGACCCGCAGCGGCGACCTTGCCGAAACATTTAAATCTGAACGGGAAACAACAAAGAACCAGATCCGTGTCGCCTTGCCTGGCATTGTTCAGTCATTCGCTCCTGATGCGGTGACGGCGGTTGTACAGCCTGCTATCCGTTACGTTGAAATTGATAACGACGGCAACCGCATTACCAAAAATTACCCATTGCTGGTGGATGTGCCAGTGGTATTCCCGCGTGGCGGAGGCTGTACGCTAACGTTTCCAGTTAAAGCCGGTGATGAATGTTTGGTGATTTTTGCCGATCGTTGTATTGATTTCTGGTGGCAGAGTGGCGGGATACAGGAGCCGGTCGATGACAGAATGCATGATTTATCGGATGCGTTTTGTATTGTCGGTCCCCAGTCGCAGGCAAGGAAGATTAGCGGTATTAATACCAGTGCCACACAGTTGCGTAGTGATGACGGCAGCACCTATTTTGAGCTTAATCCTGATACCAGGAAAATTAAAATTGTCGCTCCGGGGGGCCTTGATGTGGTTGCCCCTCTGGCTGATTTTTCTGAGAAAGTAACCATTCATGGCCTGTTAACCTGGATGGGAGGCATGGTGGGGTCTGTTGTTTCTGGTGTGGCTTCAAAAATCACTGGTGCTGTTGAGTTTTTGGGTAGCGTGAAGGCTAACGGCAAGCCAATCGATGATACGCACACTCATGGTGGTGTTCAGCGCGGTGGAAGCAATACCGACGGAGTAAACTGATGCGATACAGACGTGAAGACGCCGATGGCGATTACACCTTTGGCAGCGGTGATGACACCTGGCTGATTAACTCGCCTGAGGCCGTAGCGCAGGCTGTGAAAACGCGATTCGAATTGTGGTATGGGCAATGGTTTCTTGATACCACAGAGGGAACACCGTGGATCCAGTCCGTGCTGGGCAGGCAAAAACCAGAAACTTACAACCTGGCGATCCGTAAGCGCATCCTCGAAACGCAGGGCGTTAAATCAATCCTCTCTTTCAATACGACGGTGGATACCACGACCCGACGTGTCATGTTTTCCGCTGAAATCGACACTCTCTATGGAATAACGACTGTTACATCGGAGGCGTAATGGCTCTGAACCTTGATTCTCTCGGTTTATCTGCAAAGGTAACCGCGGAGGGGATCAGTGCGCCTGATTATCAGACGATACTCAGCACCCTGATTAGCTATTTTCAGCAGATTTATGGCAGTGATGCCTACCTCGAACCGGACAGCAAAGACGGCCAGATGGTGGCTCTGATGGCGCTGGCGATTCATGATGCCAATAATATGGCGATAACTGTCTACAACTGTTTTTCACCGGCAACCGGCTATGGGGCTGCACTGACCAGTAACGTGAAAATAAATGGTATTTCACGTAAAGGCGCGACGAACTCTACGGTTGATTTGCTTCTTACAGGAACTGCCGGAACAACCATCATTAATGGCAGCGTGAAAGACAGTAATAATGTGATATGGCGTTTGCCTGCTTCAGTGGTGGTCGGCGTGGATGGTACAGTGATGGCGACCGCAACATGTTCCGTCAGTGGTGCAGTGGCGGCGCTGGCTGGAACTATCACTGAAATTAATACGCCAACCCGTGGCTGGGTTTCGGTAACTAATCCTGCTGCGGCTACTGTTGGCTCTCCGGCAGAAACTGATGCTGAGTTACGTATCCGCCAGTCGCAAAGTGTTGCGTTGCCATCAATAACCCCATTTGAAGCACTGGATGGTGCTGTTTCTAATGTTACCGGTGTAACCCGCCACAAACTCTATGAAAACGATACTGGTTCGGAGGACGGTAACGGGTTACCGCCACACTCTGTTGCTGTAATTGTGGATGGCGGTGATGTGACGGATATTGCTCAGGCTATCAGAGGGAATAAAGGCCAGGGGACAGCCACTCACGGTACAACATCCGTTACGGTTCCGGATAAATACGGCAATCCCCATGTAATCAAATTCTCGCGTTCCAGTGATGTACCTGTTTATGCCCGGATTAAATTAAAAGTTTTTACGGGTTATACCTCACAGATAGGGCAGCAGATCCAGCAGGCTATTTCCGACTATATCAATAGTCTGATGATTGGTGATTCGGTCCTTTTAAGTCGCATTTACTCACCGGCGAATCTTGGCGTGGTGAGTGGCGGGAATGCACGCTATTACGATATTCAGGAACTGACGATTGGGAAATCCCCGGGGGCTTTGTCGTCATCAAACATTGATATCAGATACAACGAATCTGCGTCCTGTACACCGGAAAATATCGTTATAACGGTGGAGTCATGAGCAAATACACCGAACTGATCACGAACTACCACGCCACCAAACCTAAATTTCTTGCACATGTTGATCTGATGACCCGGCCGCTTATTGATGTTGCGGCTGCCACCAGAGGGCTGATTACTGCATTTGATATTGACTCTGCGGTTGGTGTGCAACTTGACATTCTTGGATTGTGGATCGGACGTAGCCGTGTTGTCAGCCAGCCTATCTCAGGTGTCTATTTCAGCTGGGATACCGACGGGCTTGGATATGATCAGGGTGTATGGCAGGGGCCATACGATCCTGATTCCGGATACATGTACCTCAGCGATGAAACTTATCGTGTCATCCTTAAAGCGAAGATTGCGATTAATAACTGGGACGGACGGAATGATTCGCTTCCAGCAATTCTTGACGCGGCGACAGCAGGATCCGGACTGCGAATGCAGATAGTCGATAACCAGGACATGACGATATCGGTCTGGCTCTTTCCTGATACTGATATTTCAGATGTATCGCGTGAGTTAATTGCTGCAATTAAACAGGGATATCTCACAGTAAAAGCCGCCGGGGTTTGGGCGGGTGGCATTGAAACACCTTCGGTGGAAACTCCATCGGAAGGTTCAAAATTTTTTGGTTTTGATATGGATAACGAATTCATCAGTGGTTTTGATGTAGGGGCATGGGGAGTATTACTCTGATGGCGAAAAATGACTTTAAAGCGTTTGCAACTGATCGGAATGCCAATGTTATGTCGCAGGAGGAATGGGAAGCGTTGCCTGCGCTTTTATCCGGATTTACAGCAGGGAAAGCATCCAGTGCGCAAGTCAATAAGGTTATTCGGCAGGCCAGCTTTATTGCTGCAGCTCTGGCCCAGTTTGTAAGTGACAAAACGCAACGGGATGTGCTTGATAATGGTGATCTGCCCGGTTTTGTTGAATTGCTGGGATCGGGGTTTGCTGTTGAATACCTGAGCCGCAAGAATCCGTTTGGTGATATCAAATCGGATGGCACGGTGAAAACAGCTCTCGAAAACCTTGGTTTATCAGACGTTTTACATAAGGGAAATTTTGGTGTCGGGAGTAGGCTGCAAGGTAGTGC